AAGGGGAAATGGAAATGTTTAAGAAGCTGGCCAAAATGATTTCCGAAATCAAAACCGAAAACGACCGAGATGCTACATTCTGGCAGATCGACCGTGAGTTTGAGCAGGAGAAGATCTCCGCAGCAGACCACGAGCTGCTTTATAAGCTGGCCGGAATGGTCGAAGTCGAGGAGGGCTAAAAAATTACTGTCAAGATCGCGCTGAAGAAGAAGTTCAACAAGAACGCCGCCGCCTGTTTTTATACCGAGTACGCGAAGAGCGTCACCTGCAAGACCATCCCTGCCGCCGAAATCATGGCGATGGGCTTTGACGAAACCGACCCGCACGACCAGTACGTCGTTGTCAAGGACGAGGACGGAAGCGAAAGCACGTTCCGCAACAGCTACGTTGACGTTTTTATCTTCTGAACAGGAGGGAGCAACATGAAAGCATCCAAGCAAATGGCAAAGGCCCTGCTGACCAGCGGCCAGTACCGCACAAAAAAGTACCTCTACACGCTGGGCTACAACATGTACGGTCAAGAGATCGTACAACGCACCCGGATCGACAGCGAGGGCCACAGAATCGGCAACGCATACTCAGCAGGATTTTTCAACGCCTATGACTACCCGGAAGAATGGAGAGAGAAAAATGTTTAATATCACTGATACCGAAAAGCTGCGGGATGCCTACATCTTCCTGACATTCGCTCAGAACGCCCCCGCCGCTGCACCTGAGAAAAAGGCCAACCGTGAAATCTTTATCACCAACACGAAGCGGGAAATCCGGGAATACAACAACCGCCCGATTTCCAACACGCGCATTATAAGCGCAGACTACGATGGACGCCTTGAACTTGTCCGACTGCCTGACGAGCTGGACACGGCACACAAAGAGGACGCCGCTGAGTGGTTCGATGATAACTGCTATCTGGAAGCCTACAACAGCCCCTATGACTGCACCGGGCAGGAGTTCACAAGCTGGTATCACCTGTTCCAGCGGCGGGGCCACTGGTACGCCTATCACATGGTCAGTCGGGACGTTTGAACCGAATACAGCAAAAGGCCCAGAACCGCAGGAAAGCGGCTCCGGGCCTTTTATATTGCGAGATAGGTAAACTTGTGAGATATTCCGTTCTTGAACGTCAGCGTTTCCACATGGCCGTTTCTCATGCGCACAGAATCGACGATCGACAAGAAGAACGACCGCAGCACAGACGGCTCCGTACATTCGGCCAAACCCTGAAAATAGATATACTCCCGCTCCTGCAACCGCTGGGACATGATAAAGCTGCTGGCCTGTTCCAAAAAATCGTCATCCGAAAGCGACTGCGCCCACGATTCCGATGTCAGCAGGCCGATGGACTTGTCCTGTTCTTTCAGATCGTTCATCAAGTCGTTTTTCTTTATCAGGTATTCTTTATCCGACATCTGCTTGTTTGAATACAGGTAGATGTGATCGAGCCGTGCGAGGGCGCGTTCCGTCTTTCGCTTATCTGCCCGCAGTTTGCGCAGCTCCGGGTCGAGATTCTTTTTAACCGTCGGCTTTTTCAGAAGCACCGAATCAGCGGGGGAGTATTCGGCCAGCATTTCATACAGGGCGGCCACGCTGGCCGAATCTATTCCGGCCACGTTCTTGAACGTATCGCCGCGCAGAAGCCGTGCTTCCAGATCAGCGGGGGATTTTATCTGGTCGAAGCTCTTTTGAGCATTTATCACGTTCAGGATGAAGTTTAGCAGAAATTCGCCCAGCACCGTGTCCGAGGTATATTTCGCATTGCAAGTCTTTGTCTTGCGCACGTTCGGGCAGCCATATTTGGCCGACCGATACCCGGACGCATGGAGCTTGCCCGGAGAAGCCGTAAAAGCGGCCCCACAGCAGGCGCACCATATAAGCCCGGAAAAGATATTGACGTTCTTCTGTGTAGCGCTCCTGCCGGGCGTATTGCGGTATCTGGCGTTTGAATCCAGCATCTTCTGAACCCTGTCGAATCGTTCCTTGCTCACAAGCGGGGTGTGATGATCTGGTATCACGACCCATTCGGATTCGTCCTTGATGGCCTTGCGCCCCGGTATCTTGTAATAATTATAGCGGTATGTGCCGATATACCACGGATTCCGAAGAATCGTCCAGACAGACACAGGGGAGAACGGATTGTGCTGGCGTGACACATAGCCGCGGTCGTTCAGCTCCCGCGCCGTGTGAACCAGCGAATCCGTCTTTTCGTACAAGTCGTACATTTCCAGCACAATGAAGCTTTCATCGCCATTGACGGAAAACGTCTGGGTTTCTTTGTTGTAATCATACCCAAACGGAACCCGGCCGCCGTTCCATGTGCCATCGTTCGCCCTGCTGATCATCGTGGCCGTGACGCGCTCCGCTGTCGTCTTGCGCTCCAACTCCGCAAAAATTAGCACCATTTTGAGCATTGCTTCACCCATCGCCGTGGACGTGTCGAATTGCTCATTGCGCGAGATGAACGTCACGCCGAGCATCTTCAATTCCTCATACATCTGGGCGAAGTCGAGCAGGTTTCGGCTGATACGGTCAATCTTCCAGACGAGCAGATGGGAGTACATACCGTTCCGAATCTGCATCATCATTTTTTGAAAGGCCGGCCGATCAGTATTCTTTCCAGAATAGCCTGCATCCTCAAAAATGGTATAGTCGCTGATGTTCAAAGCATATTCGCAGTAGCCGACAAGGTCTTTCCGCTGCATGGGCAGGCTGTCACGGTCTACCTGATACGCGGTCGAAACACGCAGGTATATGGCCGCCCGCTGCGGCTTTTCTTTTGGCGCGTCGATTTTCTTCTTTCTCATTGCTGGGCCTTATCTTTCGGAACGTATTTTGCCAAAATCTGCATGACTTTTTCACGATCTTCTACGCTGGCCGCCTGATATGCAGCAAGCAGCGTTTGAAGTTCCTGAATGAATTCTTCCTGCGAAACCATAGCACACCTCTTATATTTTACTCTTTCTTTTCGGCATCCACGGCAGGATCAGCGACAGCCGCAACGTGGGTGCGCAAAAAGTCCTTGCACATGGAACGCTTTTCCACCGGGATGGAGCGGTAAATCGAAAGCAGCTCTTTTTCGTCAGCATCCAGCACGTCAAGGTTTTTGCGGCCGTGCGCTTTAAGCCGCTGCTTTTCGGTATCGGTCAAGATCACAATGCCGTCCCGGCCGTAAACCAGTTCGTCGATACTCATGCCAAGCCGTTCGGCCATGCCCTGAATCATATCCAGATGGGGAGCCTTGCCTTTTTTCAGGCGGGCGATGTTGGAACTCGCAAATCCGCTCTCAATAATGAGTCTGCTGGGTGCGATGTCGTGCCGTGCGCAGGCGTCCAAAATGTTTTCGTACAAGCCCATAATATAAAACACCTCACAAATTTACTCACAAATGAGAGTAAAAGCTGTTGACTCACTCACAAATGAGAGTTATAATAACAAATGTAAACCGACGAAAGCTCACAAAGTCGTTTACAAATGTAAGTATACCCTAAATATAGCATAGCTCACCAAAAAAAGCAAAGGAGGTCAAGAATTAAAATATGAAGCTCGAACTGCATCTGGACTGGAAGCGCACGGTCAAGACCATTATGACCATGAGAGGTCTGTCCAACAGCGATCTGGCGCAGGCTGCCGGTACTACCGACGCAACCATGCGGCAGGTCATCAACAAATCGGTCAAGGGAGCCGTGATGAACAAAGTCAGCGAGTATCTTGGTATCACCAATGCCGAAGTCCATCACGTCGTGATCGAGGTCGAATAACCTTACATCTATTTTACAGCATTGGAGCCGAGAAGATATGCAGAATGAGTGCAGCAAAGGCAATGACAACTATTACTTTTTGTGTCGGAAAAAAGCGTCGGAACACAACGACGCACTGAGCAGCCGCCTTGGAGCGGCGTCCCGTCTGAACATTTCGGAAAGCGCACTGCGCAACTATGAGGTCGATACCGCCAACGTGCCCCAGGATATTGTTTGCGCGATGGCTGACCTCTACGGTATGCCCGAAATGGAAACCCACTACTGCAAAAACGACTGCCCCATCGGAAAGCACGTCGGCAGCGCCATGACCTGCGAGGTCAGGAGCGTTGAAAGCGTGGCCGTCAACTTCCTGACACACACCAACGGCAACGACATTCAGGCCATGCAGAACGCTGTCCTGAAGATCGCCATTGACGGCAAAATCAGCCAGCAGGAACGTGACCAGCTCCGAAAGATAGTCGCTTTTATCGAAAACATCTCACGGGACGCAAGCGATATGCGGCTGCTGCTTGAGAGGAAGTGCCAGAATGGAGCTTAAAGACATTTTGCGCGACATCCTCAAGCGCGAATATGGCATCGAAACGGACGCCCAGCTCATGCAGGCTATTCGTGAGCAAAAGCCGCTGGACATCGGGATTTTCGTTTCACAGCCTGCAAGCCAACAGGCGAAAGCCTGCTGAACCATCCACAGGAGGTATGAACATGGAAGAACTTACCGTCCAGATTCAGAAACCCATCATCCCGCCGCTGGTCTGGAACAAAGAAGCCGTTGAAGCCTATGTCAATGATGCCGTTGAAAAGTACGTCGGCATCGTCTACACCGATGACATGATCGACGACGCGAAGAAAGACCGGGCAAAGCTCAACGCGTTGGAAAAACAGCTGGCAAAGGCTTTCACGGCCACGAAAGACGTTTACCTTGGCCCGCTGGCCGAACTGGAAACCGTGACCAAAGACCTGCGGCAAAAAATCAAGAAAACGTCCGGAGAAATCGACGTACAGGTCAAATCTTATGAGGATGCACTGAAGCAGGCCAAAAAGAACGACCTCTATCACGTTTACACCGCCGCCGCTGGTTCGCTGGCTGTTCTCGTACCGTTTGAAAAAATTTTTAATGAACGCTGGCTCAACAAGACCTACGCTTTCGGCACCGCCGAAAAGGAGCTGAAAACCATCATCGAGGAAAAGCGGCTGGAACTGGATGATCTGGCCGACGACTGCGAACCAGGCGAGGAATACGAAGCCGTAAAGCGGGCCTACCTCAAAAACCTGTCTATGAAAGAAGCCCGCGCCGAGCGCAAGGAGTTCCGCGACTTCAAGGCCCAGCAGGAGCAGGCAGCACAGGCCAAAGCCGCCGAAGAAGCCACCCGCCGCGCTGCGCCTGTTATCCAGCGTCCCACCGCCGAAGACCTTGAAATCAAGGCGCAGGCTGCCCAGAACGTCGAAATGTCGAAGATCATCGACGACAACGGCCGTCTGGATTTTTCCTCTCTCCGCGCCGCGCGGCCTGAACAGGCCGCCCCGGTCGAAGAACCTGCGCAGCAGCCCAAAATCTTTGAGCGCACTCTTCACGTCCGCTATACCGCCGAGCAGGGCCGTGAGCTGATCGAAGCTCTGAACAAAATCGGCCTTGAATACAAACTGATCTAACAGGAGGTCAATATTATGGGATTTTCCGTACCGGGGCAGACCCAAAACACCGCGCCGCGTGGCGCACCCGTTGCAACTTCCAGAGCCGGTGGCTATGCAGCTCCCACCACCCGCCAGCAGGAAGCCGCCCTTGCAACCGTCGCACCGTCTGAGCCTGTCAAGTATGAAGCAGGCGGCGAAGAAATCGAGCTTTCGCCGGAACTTATCAAGGCGTATCTGGTCAACGGCGACGCCGACAAGGTCACAGATCAGGAAGTCATGATGTACTTGAATCTGTGCCGCTTCAACCACCTGAACCCTTGGCTGAAAGAGGTCTATCTTATCAAGTACGGCGATAAGCCCGCAACGATGGTTCCGGGCAAGGAATCTTTTATGAAGCGGGCCGAGCGAAACCAGCACTTTGCAGGCATTGAAAGCGGCATTGTCGTCCACAACTCCAACAATAACCAAATCGAGTACCGCGAGGGCAGCGCGGTCTATGAAGATTTTGGTGAAAAGCTGATCGGCGGCTGGGCCAAAGTCTACCGCACCGACCGTCAGTTCCCGAACTACTCTGAATGTGCCCTCTCTGAATACCTTGGCAAAAAGGGCAACGGCGAGGTCAACCAGCAGTGGAGCACCAAACCTGCGACCATGATTCGCAAAGTTGCAATGGTGCAAGCTCTCCGCGAAGCGTTCCCGACCGACCTTGGCGCGATGTATGCAGCAGAGGAGCAGGGCGTAGAGGAGCCGGACAGCCTGCCGCAGGGCAGCCAGACCGAGCCGACCTTTAACCGCCGCCCGCGCAAGCCGAAAGCCCCGGCGCGGCCCGACGTCGAAATCATCGACGCCACCCCAAACGATGAAGCCGACCCGCTGGCAGCTCTCGAAAACGCTGGCCCTGAAAGCAGCGATATGCAGGAAGGACAGGAAAAATGATCTGCACAAGTAAAACAGGCGTCCTTGTTTATGGTGAGCTTGCCAAAGAGCCGGAATTTAAGCGGCTCCAGAATGGCAGCTACCTGATGAAGCTGAACATCCGCTATGACAGCGAAAAGAACGAAGCAGGGAAGTGGCTTGGAAAATTCATTGACGTCAATATCTGGCGCGTGGACGTTAACCTCTGGGATGATATGCTCCACAAGGGCGATAATGTCATTGCCAGCGGCAAAAAGGTCGAGCCGCACGAATACAACGGCAAAACCTATTACCAGCTCGACGCCGAGGACGTCACCCCATCCGGCAAAACACAACTGCGCTGGCTGCAACAGGCCATCAACGCCGTTTGGAGCGCAGGCCCCACACCGGCAGAGCAGCCACCGGCAGCCACTGAACCGCCCCAGCCGGAACCGCAGCAGCAGGCCGCCCCGCCCGCGCCCCGCGCTGCTGCACCTGCACAACCCGCCCAGCAGCCCGAAAGCACCCAGCCTGCCCGCCAGTACACCGAGGACGAAATGCGAATCATCGAGGGCGACGACGATGATCTGCCGTTCTAAGGAGGGCGCACGATGGCAACATACAGACAGATATACATATCCTTTTGGAGCGACACGAAAGTCTGTGATGACTTTTCGCCGGAGGACAAGTATTTCTACATCTACCTGCTGACCAACCCTCACACCAATATCTGCGGATGCTACGAGATCAGCTCCAGCCAGATGGCGCAGGAGCTTGGCTACAACGAAGAATCGGTCAAAAAGCTGCTGCGCCGCATGGAGCAGACGCATGATGTCATCCGCTACAACTGGCAGAAAAAAGAACTCCTGATCCTGAACTGGCACAAGTACAACTGGACGAAAAGCCCGAAAATGGTTTCGGCCGTCCGCGCCGTGGCCCAGTACATCAAGACCGACGAATACCGGGTCTATATCCTGTCCACGCTTGAACGCACCATCAGCGGCCAGAAAGAACCCGCCCCGCAGCCTGCGGCGGCGGGCACTCTTTCCCCGGCGACACCTGAACAGCCCGCAGCCATCACCGCCCACCAGAAGACGGACGAAGAAGAAACCATGAGCCGCATGGTAGCATCTTACGAGCAGAACATCGGCCCGATCAAACGCGCTGTATTCGACGCTATGCGGACGTGGTGGCTGTCAAAGGGCGTCGAGCCTGACATGATCTGCGCCGCGATGGATGAAGCGGCCATGCAGAACGCCCCGAACTGGACATACGCCGAGGGCATCTTGCGCCGCTGTCTTTCCGCAGGTATCACCACGCTGGCCGGATTCCGGGCAGATCAAAAGCACTTCCAGAGCAAACGAAAAGGAGGTACGCCCGCCGCGCCCGCTGACCAACAGGAAGAACCCAGCCTGTACGCGGCGTTTGGCATGAACTGATATGAGCATCGAATCCGCATTGAATCAGGTCGTGCAGCAGGCGCAGGCCGCCCAGAGCGTCGCCCCGGACGACTACAAAGACCCCAAAACTGGGCTTTTGATGTGCGGCAAGTGCCATACCCCGAAGCAGTACCATTTCCACAACGCAGCCTTTGATCTGGGCCTTGTCCCGGTGATGTGCGACTGCCAACGGGCAGCCCACGACGCCGAACAGCAGAAGCGCCGGGAATCCGAGCGGGAAATGCTCACAGCACGGCGCAAAGCGGCCTGTTTTGGAGCCAACGACCGAAAGGCGGCATACACCTTTGACACCGACGACCGCGCAAACACAGCGGCCACCAACGCGGCGCAGGGCTATGTCCGACACTTCACCGAAATGCGGGAAAAGGGACGCGGCCTGTTTTTCATCGGGCCGTGCGGCACTGGCAAAACCTTTTTGGCCTGCTGCATCGCAAACGCTCTGCTGGATAAAGGCTACACCGTCAAGGTGTCCACCTTTGCCGACATCGCCAATCGCCTGCAAGGGACGTTCGACAAAGAATCCATCTACGACGACCTGAACGCCGTTGACCTGCTGATTCTGGACGACCTCAACGCCGAGCGCGACACCTCTTTCATGCAGGAGATCGTGTTCACGGTCATTGACAACCGCTGCGCCGCTCAAAAGCCCCTGATCGTCACGTCCAACATCACACCGTCCGAATTTGCAAACCCCGACACCATCGAACGCCGCCGCGTTTTCAGCCGCCTGCAAGAAGTCTGCATCCCGGTGGAAGTCAACGGCAAAGACCGCCGCCGCGAAGCCATGATGAAAAGCTGCCGCGACGATCTCGCTTTCCTCAACACATAAAGGAGAATCCGTATGAAGTACGATATTGAACTCCGCATATTTAGCAAGGAAGACCGCCGCACCATCGCGGCCATCCTGTCAGACAACGGCTATGACGTCGGCCAGCACACCAAAAAGGCCGGCAAAACTGGCCGTTCGACCGTCTATTGCATCCACGCAACGGACACGAAAAAGGAGGACGCCCCCAATGAAGTATAAGCCCCTGACCGCCACGGTTGACGCCTACCAGCTCACCAAAGACTACGCCACCGATTCCCCGAAATGGGTGCGTGACCGCATCGGCACCCGCCTGTTCGAGAATACCACCATCCGGGACGGCGCAGTCCGCTTTGATGGTCTGACGTCCATCATCCAGAACCGCAAGCTGCGCGAACGCATGACCGCCCGCCCCGGCGACTACCTCGTTCGGATGCAGGACGGCAACGTGGCAGTCTACACGAAGCGCAACTTTGAAGCCCTCTACGCCCCGGCAGAGGGGCAGCAGGCATGATTATTGCTTTCGCTGTCCCCGGAGAGCCGAAAGGCAAGGCCCGCCCACGCACCGTCCAAATCGCGGGCCATGCCAGCACCTACACCCCAAAGGAAACGGTCATGTATGAAAATCTGGTGCGGCTCTATTACCAGCAGACCGCCAGAGGATTGCGGCTTTCCGGCCCCATACAGGCCGAAATCGTCAGCTATTCATCCGTCCCGAAATCCACCTCAAAAAAGAAAAGAGCCTTAATGCTTGACATCAAGACCCTTTGCCAGAAGAAGCCAGACGTTGATAATCTGGCGAAAATCGTTTTGGACTCTCTGAATAAAATCGCCTACGACGACGATGCGCAGGTCTGCCGCCTGCTGGTCGAAAAGCGATACGGGGAGACCCCTCAAGTGCTTGTCAGATTGAGCGAGCTGGAACCATGAAGATTTTATACTACATCTTAGCATTTGCCATGGGCTATTTTTTCCGCAAATACGGGCAAGCCCACAAAAAGCACGACGAGCTGGACAGCCATGCAGAAGAGCTTATCCGGCGCGAACAGGAAGCCGAAACTTTCGGCGATCTTTGAAAGGAGCATCACAATGGCCATCACCAACTATGAAGAAATGTCCATCACGTCCCCGGCCTTTAACACAGTCCGCGAAGCCTTTGACGTGGCCTTGCAGCGGCTTTTGAAGAAGATGGAGAAGTCCAAAATGGACGAAGGCCAGATTGCCCTGAACATCACCGTCACCAACGAGGACGTCTTTACCGATGGCGATGCAGAGCTGGGCGACACCGACGGCCCGGAGAAAAAGCCTGTCCTGAAGTACAAGATCACGACCACCGTGCCCATAAAGGACACCGACGACGGCAAGGCCGATACCGGCATGGCCCTTGTCTGGGACAAAGACCTTGGCCGCTATGTGCTGGTCTATATGCAGACCAACCAGACCTCTATGTACGACAACCCGCCCGCAGGCGGCCCCCAGCAGACCACCATGAACCCCGCGCAGCAGATCGGGCAGGGGAGCGGCGCACTGATCGACATCCGCGCTTTCAGGCCGGACGACGACGGCGACGACGAATAACCCCCATCGGGCAGCTTTTGGGCATAAAAAGAGCCGCCCACCCTCAAACCTCAAATGGCCTAAGAATGAACGGCGCCGGACAACCGTTATTATACCATTTGAGCGGAGGAAATGCAAGTGCAGCAGTCAGCGAAAGATCGGCTTTCCGAATACCTGCCGATGGCAATGGAAAATAAAAATCGGCTTGCCCGCTTGAATGATATGCGGGACGCCGCCGGGGGCCTGACAGGTATACCCGAAAGCGACGGCAGCGCACACACGGCCGGGAACAGTCATAAGATGGAAGCCGCGGTCGAACGCTACCTCGAATACGAAAAGAAGATTCAGCCGCTTTTGAAAGCCAACGCCGACAAGATGGCCAAGCTGGAAAGCATGGTCGATTCCATCCCCGACGGCTTACAGCGCGAAGTCCTGCGCCTGCGGTACATGGACGCCGAAAGTGAGGACACCTGCCGGCCGAAAAAATGGAACGCCGTTGCCCTCACGCTTTACGGCAGCGACGACCGAAAATACATCGAAGCTGTCCACCGCATCCACAAAAAAGCCATTTTGACCCTAGAAAACACAGAAAATGTACCATAAATGAGTGTAAATGAGTATAAATGAGGTAGATTGCGCATACAAATCTGTGATACTATCACAATGCGAAAAGCGAAAGGGAGCTTCCGACACTCCCAGACGCCGGATGCAAAGAGAATAGCGCACTCATTCTTTTCTCTGCCCTACCACCTGACCGCAGCAGCGGCCGGGTGGTTCTTTTTTGCGCAGAAATCGGGATGGGCCAGCGCAAAAGGGCAAAATAAACCTGAAAGGAGGAAAGAACTGTGTACTACATCATTTGCAAACTGGACGTTCCCGGCTTCCATAACTGGCCGGACGCCCCGGCGGGCCTTGAATACCTGCGCAGCATCCACCGCCATGTGTTCAATATTACCGCCAGGATTCCCGTTACCCACGACAACCGCGATCTGGAAATCATCCAGACACAGAACCGCATCCACCATTTTCTGTCCGACCGTTTCGGCGACGAAAACGGCCACATGATGCTTGGCTCCATGTCCTGCGAAATGCTGGCGAAGCTGATCGCTGATACTTTCGGCTGCACCGAAGTCACCGTGCAGGAAGATGGGCAGGGAGGTGGCGTCTATGTTAGGGAGTAACGTCAAAGTTCATTTTGCCGGAAGCGATGGCAGCAAGGAAAACTTTTGCGCCCTTGTTGCGGCAGATACCCGCTACCGCCTGTACAGCTGCTATAACTACATCGTCAACAAGAAGCCCGACGATGATTTCAGGCTGCCGGAAGATGATATTATTCTGGAACAGCAGAAGCAGCAGAAACACGTCATTCAGGATTCGGGCCTGTTCACCCTGATGTTTGGTGCCAGCAAGGGCCAGCAGCAGACCATCTCGACCCTGACCGAATGGCAGGACAAGCTCATTGCCTTTGTCAAGCAGAACCACATCGCCGCATCCTGCGTCGAGATCGACTGTCAGAAAGTCCTTGGCCCGGAAGAAGCGTGGTATTTCCGTCAGCGCATGAGAGATCTTCTGCCCGAAAACAAGCAAATCAACGTCTTTCATTTTGAGGACGGCTTGAAAGGCCTTGACCGCCTGATCGAATTTGCCGATTACATCGCCGTCAGCGTCCCGGAATGGCGCATTGTAAAGCCCGCAACCCACAAGCAGGATATACGCTACATCACCCACTACATCAAAAACAAGAAGCCGGAGATCGACATCCATTTGCTTGGCTGCACCGACTTCAAAATCATCCGCGAGAACAATTTCTGCACATCGGCCGATAGCACGAGCTGGCTGTCCGGCGTGAAGTACGGATATTTCAACGATGGTATCAAAAAAGAACACATCCGCAATTTTAAGCGCAGCCTGTACAACGAGCGCGAAGCACAGGTAAAGGCTATGATGCTGGCCCGTGGCATCGAGCCGACAGGCAAAAAGCTGGTATATACCACAAACGCCAGCCTTTGCGCGACCATCTGCAAAGACCTGTATGCCCGCACCTGCGGCCCGCAGGACTGAACCAAAAGGAGAAGCACAATGAAAAAAAACGACAAGAACTATTCCATCCTGCTGACCCTGTTCGTGATCTCCATCGTCATTGCGAACGTCGTCGGCAGCCGCACCATTACCACCGGCATCCACCTTGGCCCCATCACCCTGTCCACATCCGGCGGCGCGATCACCTACGCTGTCACGTTCCTGTGTACCGACATCGTCGGCGAAATCTGGGGCCGCAAGAAAGCGCAGAGCATGGTTTTCTTTGGCTTTGTAGGCCAGATTTTCGCAACCATCGCAATTATCCTTACAGGCTGGTGCAGAGCAGTAGACCCTGTTATTGATGGCGCATACCAGACGCTTTTAGGCCAGAACTGGGTTTTCGTCATCGGCAGCCTGTGCGCCTACTACGCATCCCAGAGCTGGGACGTCTTTGTGTTCCACAAAATCCGCGATGCCTACATCCGCAAGCACGGCGACGTCAAGGGCGGTCGCTGGATTTGGAACAACGGCTCCACCTGCACAAGCCAGATCATCGACACCGCCATTTACGCCTTTATCAGTTTTGGTCTGGGCCTTGGCTGGGCATTTACCCCGGAGGGCCGCATGAACCTTATCGGCATGATGATCGGTCAGTATCTGCTTAAAGCCTGCCTTGCTCTGGCAGATACGCCGTTCTTCTATTTCTTCACCCGCCGGGAGGTAACAGAACATGGCAATGAATATCAGGAGAATGCAGCTTGCCGATCTTAACCCGGCAGACTACAACCCCCGCAAAGACTTACAGCCGGACGACCCCGCATACCTGAAGATCAAACAGAGCCTTGAAACCTTTGGCATGGTCGAGCCTATCATCTGGAACGAAAGAACCGGGCACATCGTGGGCGGCCACCAGAGAATCAAGGCCCTGCGCGATATGGGCGAAGCCGAAACCGACGTTGTCGTCATAAACGAACCCCTCAAAGAGGAAAAGAAGCTGAACGTCATCCTCAACCGCGCCAAAGGCCGCTGGGATAATGAAAAGCTGGCCCCCTTGATGCAGGAGCTTTCCGAACGCGGCGACGTTTCCATCACAGGCTTTGAGGACTACGAGCTGCAAGGACTGATCGACCAGTACCAAAACCGTCTGGCCGACATCCTCGATTATTCACCGCCTGAACCGCAGCCGGACAACGAGCAGGAAGAAGAAACCCCTGCCGACGCCACATTCTCAATGATCTTTTCCATCCCGGCACAGTACAAGGACGCCGTGGACGCATACCTCGAACAGGACGACGCCCGCGAAACCCTCGCCGCTGCCATCATGGAAAAAATCAGAGGGGAGGACTAACGCATGGAATTTGAAGTAAAGCGCATCGCGGACATGAACCGCGCCGCCTATAACCCCCGCGTCGATCTCCGACCCGAAGATGAAGAATATCAGGCCATCGAGCGCAGCTTGAAGCGTCACGGTCTGGTACAGCCTATCGTTTGGAACCGCCGCACCAATACCGTTGTTTCCGGCCACCAGCGGTTGACCGTCCTTGAAGCGCAGGGCGAAACCGAAGTCACCGTTTCCGTCGTCGATCTGGACGACATCCAGGAAAAAGAGCTGAACGTCGCCCTGAACAAAATCACCGGCGAATGGGACGACGATAAACTTTCCGTCATCCTCAACGAGCTGGGCGAAGAAGCGACCGACACTGGTTTCACACTCCCGGAAATCGACGTTTTGAGGGATGAACTCAAATCCTACTTTGACGACGTGACCGCACCCGACGAAGAAGAACCAACCGAGGAGCCGGAAGAATCTTTCCTGCTTAGCCTGACCTTTGATGCAGCCGACGAAAAGCCCCTGAAAGCCTACATCAAGGAGCACAGCGAAGATGCTGTCGTGAGGATCATCGTCGATACCGTCACCGCGTCGGCATGACCGGGCTGTTTCTCCCTGCATGACCCTGTAAGGAGAATGCCATGGAAAAACAGGTCAAAACAAAGGTCTGGGAGCAGCAGCCGAAAGAGAGTGACCCGGCCTATGCTGCGTTCTCCATCTACCGGGACATGGGCAAAAACCGCACCGTCGCGGCGGTGGTAAGGGAGTGCGGCAAGAATCGGAGCTTAATCGACCGCTGGCACAAGGGCCACAACTGGGCCGCCCGCTGTCGGGCCTACGATAACAGCATCGACGAAGAAGCCCGCAAAAAGGCCGCCGTAGAAGCGGCCAACATCCGCAAAACGCACCTGCAAATAGCTGCCCAGCTCCAACTAAAGGCACTGAACGCGCTGAACCTGTTGGCCCCGGAAGATATGACGCCCCGCGACATCAAGGAAATGCTGAAGCTGGCCCTTGAAGTCGAAAACAACCTCGTACTGGAAAAGGCCCCGCAGGAGGACGCCACAGCCGCGCCCACCCTGATGCAGACCATCGAAGAAGCCTATCAGCGCAGAATGGACGGTGAAACCCCACATGACGAGTGACGCTGTTCTGTTCTACGCTGACCACCCGGTCGAGTTTGTCGAGGACGTCATAGGAGCAAAGCCGGACACGGAGCAGGCCAAAATCCTGCGAAGTCTTGCCGCCAACCCCATGACCGCCGTTCGGTCTGGACACGGCATCGGCAAGAGCGCGGTGCAGGCGTGGGCGATTATCTGGTTTATCTGCACCCGGCCCTATCCGAAAATCCCCTGCACAGCACCCACACAGCACCAGCTGTATGACATCCTCTGGGCCGAGGTGTCAAAATGGCTGCGCAGCAACCCCGCATTGCAGCGGGAGATCATCTGGACACAGGAGCGCGTCTACATGGCCGGGGCAAAAGAAGAATGGTTTGCCGTTGCCCGAACGTCAAACACCCCGGACGCCCTGCAAGGCTTCCACTCCGAAAGCCTGCTGTTCATCATCGACGAAGCATCCGGCGTGGACGACAAGGTCTTTGAGCCTGTATTGGGCGCACTGTCCACAGAGGGAGCGCGGCTGCTGATGTGCGGAAACCCCACACAGCTGCAAGGCTTTTTCTATGATGCGTTCCATAAGAACCGGGCCGAATATCACACCATCCACGTTGACGACCGAAACAGCCCCCGCGTGTCGCAGGAGTATATAGACCGCATCCGCACCATGTACGGCGAGGATTCCGACGTTTTCCGCGTCCGCGTCGCCGGGGATTTTCCGAAGTCTGAAAAGGACGTCTTTATCCCGCTGTCGATGGTCGAGAAGTCCATCAACACCGACTGGAAAGAGCCAGAAAAGCCGCTATCCGTGCATATCGGCTGCGATGTCGCCCGATTCGGCGATGATAAAACCGTCATCGGCTACAAGATCGACGAGAAGATCTATTTCCACCAGAAGATACAGGGACAGGACACCGTGCGAACCGCGCATGAAATAGCCCTGCTGGGATGCAGGCTTGTTGACAAATACCACCTCGAAACCGCTATCCCGGTCAAAATCGACGACGGCGGCGTCGGCGGTGGCGTGACCGACAACCTGCGCCAGATAAAACGCTCTGACCCTGACCGTTTCTGGTGGCTCTCCATCGTCCCGGTGAAATTCGGCCAGATCATCAAACACAAATACTATCACGACACGACCACCTACATGATGGCCGTTGTTAAAAAGCTACTCCAAACCATTGACGACGACGGCAACGAAAAGCCTGTCGAACTTATCCTGCCCGACGATGCAGACTTGGCTGCGCAGCTCTCCACCCGCAAATACGGCATCACGGAGAAAAGCAAGGTCAAAATCGAAAGCAAAAAGGACGTCAAGGCCAGAGGTCAGCCGTCCCCGGATGAAGCTGACTGCGTCCTGCTTTTGTGCCTGCCCGTCAAGCCCTCAAAGGCCCACCCGCCAAAGGGCACAGGAAGAAAGGAGTAAACCCCATTGTCAACGAAAAAGAACCCCCGGCCCATGCAGGCCCGCATCATCAAGGGCAAGAATTACACGCCACCCTTGCAGCCCATCAAAAAGGCCGACACCACGACGCAGGTCACGGAGCAGGAAGCCTTTAACGCGGGCGACTGGATTGAGCCGCCCTATGAGCTGGCTGGCTTGCATGATCTTGTCCGGGAATCGACCATCCTGCCGCAGTGCATCCGCGCCTACAAAGACAACATTGCAGGCTTTGGCATCGGCGTCCGCTATGCTGAGGACGTCAAAGAGAGCGATGAAGCCAATGTGGAATATAATCGCATGGCCCAGATCATCGAGCTGCTGAACACCGAGCAGGACACAAAGGAAGTCTTTGAAGACCTCATTGAAGCCCGCGAAACCTACGGCGTGGCCTACCTCGAAGTTATCCGCAATCTGGATGGGGAAGTACAGCAGATCGAATTTCTGCATGATACGCCATCCATCCGAATGACCGTCCCACTGGAGCCGCGCATCGAAACCACCTATTTCAACCACGGCGAAGCTGTGCAGCGCAAGAAGAAGTTCCGCAAGTTCCGGCAGCAAGTCGGCGGAAAGACCGTCTATTTCAAAGAGTTCGGCGACCCGCGCCGCATGGACTGGCGCGATGGCCGTTACCTCAAAGATGGCGAAGTCCTCGACATTGCCTATGAAGCAAACGAGATCCTGTACTTCTCTATCGGCATCCAGCCCTACGGCGAAGTGCGCTGGATAGGGCAGGTTCTGGGCGTCGATGGCAGCCGCCGCGCCGAACGGCTCAATAATAACTACTTCATCAACGGCCGGCATACGCCCCTGATGATTATGATTCAGGGCGGCACACTGACCAACGAGAGCTATGACAAGCTCACAAAGTACATGGACGACATCAAGGGCGAAGCAGGGCAACACGCCTTTATTGTCCTCGAAACCGAATCCACCGACAGCAAGACCGACTTTGACGAAACTGAGAAGCCGAAAATTGAGGTCAAGGATCTGGCGTCCATCCTGCAAAAAGATGAACTGTTCCAGTCCTACATGGACAACAACCGCAAAAAGGTACAGTCGTCTTTCCTGCTGCCCGACCTGTACACCGGGTACACGACCGACTTCAACCGTGCCACCGCGCAGACCGCGCAGGAGGTCACGGAGAAGCAGGTTTTCCAGCCGGAACGCAAGAGCCTTGCATGGGCCATCAATAACCGGCTGCTGAACGCCTACGGTTTTAAGTACGTCGAAGCCTATTTCTTGGAGCCGAACATCTCCAACCCGGACGACATCACAAAGCTGCTGACCGCCGCAACAGCCGCAGGCGGCGTCACCCCCAACAAGGCGAAAGAAATCCTCTACAAGTATCTTGGCGAGGATTCCGACGACTACGACGAAGAATGGGGCAACGTCCCGCTGTCCATCACCAACAGCCCCAGCAACGGCGGCTTTGACCTTGGCGCACTCACGATGGCCATTGATGGCAAAATCCAGAAAGCGGCCAGTCGCCCGGAGGACGCGCAGGTCTACGCCGTGATGAAAGAAGTTCGGAAGCTGCTGGTCGATCTCAAACAGCAGCAGGAGGGTGAACAGTGAAACAGCGTCTTGTTATCCGTCCGTGCTACTGCGACCGCATAACAAAGGCCATTGACGCCTATATCCGCAAGGCCGACAATGACCTGTCTAAGCAGCTGGGAAAGGAAGGCTATGCGAAACCAAAGAAAACGCTCCAATACGCGCAAGATATTGAGGACGACGTGGCCGACATACTCACCGAGGAAACGGACTACTTTGTTCGAGAAGCTAAAGCGGCTGGCAGCCTGGATGAGTTTGAAAAGAAACTCCCGGCTGTAACTGCTGCCACCCCTGCAACCGCCAAATTGAGCAAAGCCTTTGCTGCCCGCCTGTCCAAGTTCCTGCCCGAATACGCGGCCTACTACCTGAAGCAGACCGACAAGAGCTTGAAACTCGACCGGGTATCAAAGCGCACGACCGCATGGATTGAAAACTGGAGCGGCGAGCTGGCAGGCCTTATGAGGACGACCAGCAAAGACCAGCTGGAAGCCATGCTCAAAAAGGAAATCAGCAACGGCGGAAACATCTCCCAGTTTTGCGTTGACCTCATAAACTCCGGCATGGAAAAAGAGGGCAAAGGAGAATACTGGACATCCCACTACCGCGCCCGCCGGGTGGCGGTCACTGAAATTCTGGGGGCGCACAGCGTCGCCCAGCAGGAAGCCTTTATGCAGTCCCCGGCTGTTGAAAGCAAAGGCTGGATGCACACCGGAAACTACCGCAACGAACCCCGGCAAAATCATATCGACATGGACGGCCAGATCGTCGCCAAAGACCAGCCTTTTGAGCTGATTGGAGCCGACGGCATCGTCTACCATCCCATGTACCCGCGTGACGTTATCCTGCCCGCAGGCGAACGCATCAACTGCCACTGCATCCAGCAGCCTATTGTTTCGGAGGACATTCTGGGCCTGCCACTGGAAGAGCGGAAAAAGCTCCAACAGCAGGCCATCGACGACATGGACGACGAATGGGAAGCCGAGCTGGACGCACAAAACAAGGCGAAATCCGGAATCGAGGATGAATAAACATGATCGTAACCATTGATGAAGCCCGCGTGAGCCATCCCAGCATCAAGCTGGACGGCATGGAACTTTCCGGCATGATCAGGTCTTACACCCTGCGCCATGCCGTTGATGAAGTCCCCACTCTGGAGCTGGAGCTTTTACCCGGCACTGATCTGGCTGAGGTCAAAGCCATTCTGGACAGCCCGAACGTGGTCGTTTTGCCCACCGCAATGCAGGACGAAAAGACCGAACCCCCGGCTGAACCTAATACCTGATAAAAAGCAGCGTTGCCGCTGCTTTTTATATTGCCCGAAAACAGGAAAAGGAGGTGAGCACATGGCAAAACCTGTAAACAAGGCAAAAGAAATCACAGACGCGCGAATCTCTTTCGTGTCCCTTGTCGATAAGGCCGCCAACAAGCGGCCTTTTCTTATCGTCAAAAACGAGGACGGCAAGGCGGCCTTTACCACATACGGCAGAATCATCAAGTCCGACGACAACCGCCATTTTGTGACCGGCATCGTCTACGAGCCTATGACCGAGGACGCCCACGGTAACTATATGACCGCCGACGAAATCGCAAAGGCAGCCTTTTGGTTTGCCAAAAACGGCAACAAGGTCGATTTGCAGCACAACTTTGTGTCCGAAGAGGGAACCGCTGTTGTCGAAAGCTGGATTGCAAAATCTGACTGCGACATCGGCGGCGAAACCGTCAAAGAGGGCACTTGGCTGATGACCGTAGAGATCAACGACGACAGCCTTTGGCAGTCCATCCAGAACGGCGAAATCACCGGGCTTTCGATGGGCGGCCTTGGCGTATATGCACAGGAGGACACCGATTTGAGTAGCGCATCTGTAACCAAATCACAGGGCCGCGTCGAAAAGGGCGCGGTCACTGACAATTTCAAGCAGTCGAACACGAGCAGCAGCTTTTGGAACGCCTTTGACGCTCTGCGCAGTGCCCTGTACAGCTACAACAGCTACACCGGGGCCTACACCTACCAGACCGACGAAGACACCATCAAGGCCGCGCTGGAAGAGTTCGGCACGATTATCACCAACCTGCTGACCGATGCAAGCAGCGAAAAGCCCCTGACCAAATCCCTGTTCGAGTGCAAGCCCACCCCGGAGCTGGGCCGCATCGAAAAGGCCGGCCGCAGCCTGAGCGCAAAGAACCGGGAAACCTTGCAGGGCTTGTATGACAGTCTGGGCACGTTCCTTGCGTCCGTCGATGCAGACCCCGACAAGGATAAACCCGGCGGCGATACTGGCACGGCCGAGGACGACCAGCAGGCCGACAGGGGCAAGGACGAGGACAAGAAGCAGGCAGAGGACGATAACAAAAAGGCCGCTGCTGGCAACGATTCTGCCGCGTCCGATAACAAAACCGACGACCCCGACAACAAAACGTCGGGCGACGATACATCCATCGAAACCACCAAAACCACTAAGGAGGGCAAAACCATGACCAAGAGCGAAGCCGAAAAGCTGGTGCAGGAAGCCGTTGCAAAGGCACTGGGCCAGCAGCAGACCGAGCAGCAGGCCCCGGCCGCCGTCGCAAAGGCAGCGGACGAGGAAATCACCCCGGACTTTGTCCAGAACGCCGTTGATGCAGCCATCAAAAAGGCACTGGGCCAGCAGGAGCCGGAACAGAAGCAGGAGCAGCAGCTCACCAAAGCCGACCTGTCCGACCTGATCGACGGCATCGTCGCAAAGTCCGTCAGCGCAGTGCTGAACAGCCGCGCCAACCCCACCAACCTGAACGGTGCATCCGGCACTGTCCAGAAGTCCGCCGCGCAGGATGAATGCTACCTGCACGGCATCCTGTAAGTGAAAAAGGAGGACACCAATATGCCGCGTTCCATTGAAGACATCATCCGCAACGCCATCAACACCGGTGACTTTACCCCCAGCGCAGGCGCGGGCATCCTGTCCAGTGAGCAGGCCCGCAAGTTCATTCAGCAGACCTTTGAAGCCACCACGCTGGGCGGCCTTGTTCGCCACGAAATGCGCACCGCACGTTCCGGCGAGATCGACAAGATCGGCATTGCATCCCGCCTGCTGCGTGAGAAGACCGAGGACACCGACGACGGCTACCGCGCAGGCGTGAACACCACCTCGATCAAGTACGCCTGCACCCCTGTTCGTCTGCCTTGGGAAATCACCGAGGAAACTCTGCGCGAGAACATCGAGGGCCAGAACCTTGAGAACATCATCACCAACATGATGACCACCCAGACCGGCATTGACACGCTCGACCTGTACCTGAACGGCGACGAGAAGTTCGCAAAGGTCAAGGCTTTCAGCGCGTCCACCGCCTACCAGAAAGGCGACCTCGTTTCCGACGACGGCAAGGTCTACGAGTTCACCGCAGCCCACAGCGCAGGCGCATGGACTGGCACTGATGCCGTGGCCCTTGGCACTACCGGCGACGCCGACTTCCTGAAAGTCAATGACGGCTGGATTAAGCAGCTGCGTGAGGGCGCACACGTCGTGGACGCCACCGCGAACAACTCCATGACGCTGGATATGTTCTACAACTCCCTGCACGCTATGCCGAACAAGTACAACAACGGCAAGCTGCGCTGGCTGATGTCCCCCCATCGTGCGCAGGAGTGGGAGCTGCACCTGCTGAACCAGATCATCGACAAGGGCGGCGCGGTGCCTGATTCCATCTACAACAGCCCCGCAAAGGTGCCTGTCGTCGAGTGCCCGTCCCTGCCTGATGACAAGATCATTCTGACCGACCCGAAGAACCTTATTGTCGTCAACACCTACGGCATGAAGATCAGAAAGACCGTGGAGGGCAAGGAAGCCATTATGAAGGACAAGCGTTTTTATGTTGTCCACTTTGACTTTGACCCCATCATCGAGGAGCTGGACGCGGCCGCCATCATCACCAACATTAAGTGATCTGGCCCCGCTGATACGAAAGGCAGGAGAACAGAATGACGTACCACCTCAGACTGAAAAACGCTATGTCCTACACTGGCGTGGTCAATGCCACGCGGGAGGAACCCGATGTTTTTACCGCAGATGAAGCCATCAAAGCCGCCGCCCTGCGCAGCGGCTACTTTGATCTGGTCGATGTTCTGGCTGAACAGGACACGGCCGCCCCCGCTGACGCCGACACCATCCCGCTGACCCCGGCAGGGGAGCAGGCCGACGATGGCAGCACCCCGGCCACCCTTGACCGGGCCTACCTCGAAAGCCTGTCCTTTGCCGAGCTGAAGCGTCTGGCAAATGACATGGACGTCCCGGTCACGAAGACCACGAAAAAGGCCGAGCTAATCGACACGCTGGCCGCCGAGACCGTCACCGTCCCGGCAGAAGCCGACGACACCGAGCCGGATTTTGGGGAGGTCTGACCCATGCCTGCACGTCCTTGGATAACCCCGGAGCAGGTGCGTGAATACTCCGAAACGCCGGAAGTCGTCGCACGGACGGACGCAAAGCTGACCGTGGACATCTCCCGCGCTGAACAGTACATCCTGACCTACACCCACAACAAGGAACTGCTGGACATGGACGAGCTGCCGGAGAGCGTCAAGACCGCCTGCATCCTGCTGGCCGAAGCCTACGCCCACAATGCCGCGCTGACGTCCTCTAAAACGCTGAAATCCGAAACCTTTGACGATTACAGCTATTCGGCCGATCATTCGGACATCGAAGTCCGCAACCTCGATCTGGCCGCCCTGCTGGACGACTACGTCGTGGCAGCAGCCAACGGCACAGTCACCATGCGTATGCGGCGGCTGTAAGGGGGCACAACATGGCATTTGAACAATTTCTCAACGACCTGTGCGACATCTACCATGTGCAGAAAGACACAGGCTCCCCCGGCTATGGCCTGAACAAACAGCCGACCTTTTCCTACCCGGCAGAGCCGGACGTCCCCGGCGTCGCCTGTCATTTCGGCGTCAAGAGCGAAAGCACATCCATCAACCAGACCGCCCCGGTCAACGTCAAGGAATCCCGCATCAAGCTGACCCTGCCCACCGGGACGGACGTGCGCCTGAACGATAAGATCATCGACAAGAAGAACGGCTATGAGTACATCGCGGAAATCCCGCACGACGTCCACGGCCACCACATTTTTGTCTATGTCACCGCAAAGGGACAGCAGAGGTATTTGTGATGGCGACCGTCAACGTGGACGTTTCCGAATTTCGCGCCTTTTTTCAAAAGATGGGCAAAGCCGCATCCGGGGATTTTAAGCGCGAAATGGAGCTTTTCTTGGAGGGCCTTGGCAACGAGTTCTTGCGCATCCTGCAAGACGAAATTGTCCGGCGAAAGGTCATGGACACACGCCAACTGCTGGCGTCCTTTGAGAAAGGGGAACAGGGCAACGTCTGGGAGCTTTCCGACGGCGACCTGACGCTTGAAGTCGGCACAAACGTCGATTATGCGTCCTACGTCAACGACGGCCACTGGACGAACCCCAAAGGCGTACAGTACCGCTTTGTCCCCGGCTACTGGCTGGACGATGGCCGCTTCATTTACGACCCATCCGCAGAGGGCGGCATGGTGCTGAAACAGCACTGGGTCGAGGGCAAGCACTACTGGGAAAGCGCGTTGCGCATCATCGACAAGATGATGCCCGACCTGCTGGACGCAAAGCTCCAAACTTGGCTTGATGAATATTTCGAGTAATCGACTTTCCAGCACCGGGAAGTCGATTTCATTTTGCCATCATGCCAGTTTTGGGGCCATCTGACCGAACGAAACCCACAAAAAAGGAGAACTCATGCTGGAACAGGACTTAGCCAGCATCATGCGTTTTCTGACCGAAAAGAGCGGCAGCCCCGCGCCGTACTACAACAACGTGCCTGAACAGTTCCGCATCCCGGCGGTCTACTTTCCCCGGCCGGAGATCGGCAGCAGCGGCGACACGCTGAACACCTACGCGCTGGATTTTTCCCTTTTCGTCAAATTCTTTCACCGCACGAAAGAGGACGCATACGAGCTTGGCTACACCGCCCTGAATGCCCTGCTGGAACGCCGAAACAGAATCCCGCTGATCGACGAATCCGGCAAGCCGACAGGGAAGTATATCCGCATCCGCGACCCTACCCTGCGGGCCGTGGACGAAAGCGCGGTACAACTGCAAATCGACTGGACAGCCAGAAAGCCGTTTGCAGACGCACCCGAAAAAATGATGCAGACCTATGAGATCGAAACCCAGATCAAAAGGTCTTATGATGCTGCAAAAGCAGAACAGGAGGTTTTGTATGGCATCCAAAGCAACCCCTGAACAGGCAGCGGCGAAGTTCCCGCTGGAATCCCTGCGCAAGAACTGCCGTGCAGTCTTTGGCGTGTCGTCCTGCGTCTTTGCAGGCGCGACCGCCGACCTGCCCGACGGTGAATACACCAAAGAGGACATTAAGGCCCGCATCGACGCATGGGCCGCAAAGGAGGTCAAATAATGGCTGGTGGTAAGTTTGACAAGCTGGCCGGAAAGACCCGGCCCGGTACTTACATCAATTTCAAGAGCGAGCGCGCCGACACCGTCGGCACCAGCGAACGTGGTACCGCCATCATCCCGCTGATGAAGCCCGCCTATGGACCCGCTGGCTCCTACATCGAGCTGACGAACGCTGGCCCGGATGCAGCTTATGCAAAGCTGGGCTTTAGCGTCTACGACAGCGACACCAATCGTCAGATGCTGCTGATCCGCGAAGCGTTCAAGAACGCAAGCAAGGTGCTGGTCTACATCGTCAAGGAGGGCACGAAAGCCACCGCGACCAATGAAGCCACGCCCACCCTGACCGCCACCGCAAAATACGGCGGCAGCCGTGGCAATGCTCTGACCGTTACCGTGGCTGCAAACCCTGTGGCAGGTTTTGACGTCACTGTCAGTCTGGCAGGCAACACCGTCGCGTTCTATGAGGGTCTGTCCACCGTGGCCGACCTGATCGATCAGAACTGCGAGTATATCACCTTTACTGGCTCTGGCGAACTGGCGGCCATTGCTGCGATGAACCTCACTGGCGGCACGGATGCAACCCCGCAGAACTCCGACGTCACCGCTTTTCTGGACACGCTGGAGGGCGTCAAGTTCAACACCGTCGCCATCCCCACTACCGACAGCAGTCTGCAGGCGGCCATCAAGACGAAGATCAAGTATCTGCGTGAGAGCATGGGTCGTGGCGTTCAGGCCGTCGTTCCTGACTTTGCCGCAGACTACGAGGGCATTATCTCCGTCAAGAACGGCTACTCCATCGACGACGACAACCTGTCCGCTGCTGAAGCCTGTGCATGGGTGGCAGGTGCGACCGCTGGCGCGTCCTACACCGAAAGTCTGACCTATAAGACAGTCGATGGCGCAACTGGCCTGAATCCCGCTCTGACCCACGAGGAATATGTGGACGCCATCAACAAGGGCCACTTTGCTTTCTCTGTGTCCGAGGAAAACAAGATCATCGCCGAGTACGACATCAACAGCCTGACCAGCTTTAAGCAGCCGAAGGATGAAACCTACCGCAAGAACCGCGTCATCCGCGTTTTTGATACTTTCCAGGAATCCGTACAGCTCAACTTCCCGCCCAACAAGTACAACAACGGCCCGGTCGGCTGGGACACTATGGAGGGCGTTGGCAAGTCTATCTTGAAGCAGTTCTTGGACGCCGACGCAATCTCCGATGTGGACTATGACGCGGACTTCCTTGTTGATCGTGACGCATCCTACGGCGACAAGACCTATTTCGACGTCAATCTGAAGCCCTTGGACAGCTCCGAAAAGCTGTTCTTCACTACCCACACCCGCTAAGCGGAAAGGAGCGTAAACCATGGAATATAACGTGCGCCCGATTTCTATCCGCGATGGTAAAATCATCATCGACGGTGTCGAAGCTGGCGATTCTGTCAGCGCAAGCGGCGTTTTTACCCCCGATACTTGGAGTGGCAAGCAGCTGGGCGACAAGTCGAACAGCACTCGCTGGCTGGGCTACAACATCACTGTTGCCTTGACCCGCCACCGCTCTAATCCTTGGATTAAGGAAGTCATCAAGAAGTACAAGGACACTGGCAAGACCCCTGAAATCATCATTCAGGGCATTATGTGTGACGGCGATTCCGACTTTTTCGACAAATACGGCAACGACGTCTGTACCTTTGTCGGCTGCGTCCCGACTGGTGCAATGCCGCTGACCTCTCTGGACAGCAACGGCAATGTCGTCACCGACAGCCTGACCTTTAACGCCCGCGACTTCCTGTAAGCCGCCACAGCGGTGAAAAAGGGCGATTTTCACCGCTGTGAAAACATCACAACAACAAACTGAATGTAAAGCCGCCCCTTTTGACGAATCACGTTTGAAAGGGGCGGCTTTTTCTTTTTATGGAGGTTTTAACATTATGGCTACTGCAAACAAAAGTCTGAAATTCTTCATGCGTCCGCAGGAGGAGCAGATTGTCACCTTTACCGGCCCCGAATCCTTTAAGGATGATGAGGGCAACCCCATTGAGTTTGAGGTCAAGGTGCTTCCCCAGCGCGAGATCGACAAGATCAACAACATCTACCGCAAGCGCAGCATTGCCACCGACAAGAAGGGCAACCCGATTGTCGATGGTGGCGAAGTCGTCTGGCGCACCGAGCGCGACCCTGCACGCTCCCTGCGGCATATCATCGTGGCCGCATTGCAGTACCCGAAGCTGGACGACAAAGCCATGATGGACTACTACAAGTGCGTGGACATCACCGATATGCCCCTGCTTGTGTTCAACAACCACAAGGACTACGACTACGTTACCAAGCACGTTCTGCAGGCCCTTGGCATTGTCGAAGCTCCGAAGGATGAAGATACCCTGAACGATGCAAAAAACTGATAAAGGCGGCTGGCTCTGATGGCTACTGGGCACACACGCTTTGGCAGCGTCACGGCCTACGCCCGGAAGAGTACGACGCCATGCCGCGAAAGATGCAGCTTTTTTACATCGCATCCGAGCTTGTTGTCGATGAAGAACAACAGCTTGCCCACATACAAGCTGAAGCCGCGAGGAGGTGAGGACTAAATGGCGAACTTAACAGCAAAATTCCAGCTTATCGACGAAATGAGCCAAAAGCTGGAGGGCATTGCCGCAACTGGCGAAGCTATGCTGGACAACTGGGAATCGGCAGGAGATGCAGCGAGTGCAGCTCTGGATGGAATTTCATCCTCTGCAAGCTCTGTTGAATCGTCTTTGGACGGGGCGACAAGCATCCTCGAAAAATACAATGCAGCAGCGGACGACGCGGCCCAGAAAACCGACTATTGGACGAACGCGGTCGGCGGCTACGATAAAGCCATGATGGAAGCCACATACTCCACGCAGGAGCTTGTCGATATGGGCGTCAAGTCCACCGCCGCGCTGGACGACCTGAACGACATGATGGCCCTCTGCGAAAAGTCGTCCGATGAACTCTCGAAGTCCGTCGAAGCATCGGTCGACATCCATGACGAGCTGACCGCGTCCATCAAGAAAACGGGCGACCAGCTCGATGACCTCATGCAGAACGAAAAGCTCTCTGCCGAAACAAAGGACGAACTGAAAGCCGCCAGCGATGCAGCAGCGGAAGCCCTCAAAGAGCTGGCACAGGCCCAGCTTGACGCGGACGCCGCAATGCAGAATTACCAGCAGGTCATGGCATCCGGCACGGAAGACCTTGACAAGCTGGAAGCCGCCGCAGAGCAGGCGGGCCACGCTGCCGAATCTCTGGCAGCCGCCAACGGCAAGGCCAGCGACGCCACCGACGCACTGGCGAAGTCCACCCAAAAGGCAAGCGACGAAGCGGACAAGGCCAGCAAGACCGGAGCTGAAGCAGTCGAAACCATCGCACAGGCCCTTGCAGCGGCCGGCATAACGGCCACCATCAAGGAGATTACCTCTGCGGTCTACGACTTGACCGATACTTACAGCAACGCGGAAAAAATCATCGTCAACGCCACCGGTGCGACCGGGGACGCGCTGGACAGTCTGGGCGCAAGTATGCTCAAAGCCTACTCCGGCAATGACGATGCACTCGACGCCGTGGCCGGAGCGGTTGGCGAAATCAATACCCGACTGGGCTACACTGGCGACACGCTGTCCGAAGTCACCGGGCAATTTCTGGACTTTGCCGACATCACCGGGCAGGATGTCGTCGGCTCTGTGCAGCTCGTCACAAAGGTAATGAACAAATGGGGCGAGGATTCTTCCAAGCTGCCGAACGTCCTTGATGATTTGGCCTATGCGGGCCAAATCTCTGGCCTGTCCGTCACAACCCTGAGTAATACCCTGATCACCGGCGCATCGTCCTTGCAGGAAATGGGCCTATCGCTCGAAAACGCCATCGGCCTGCTGGCAAAAATGGAGCTTTACGGCGTCGAGGGCACGTCCACCATCACGGCCATGCGCACCGCCGTCAAGAACTTTGCCGCCGACGGGCTGGATGCACAGGAAGCCCTGCAAGATACCATCACCGAAATTGCCAACATGAAAGACAGCTCCGAAGCCACCACAAAGGCCGTGGAAGTCTTTGGAAGCAAGGTCGGCGTGGACTTTGCGCGGGCTATCCGGGACGGTGCTATCACCACCGACACCCTGACGGGATCTCTGGATGAAGCGGCCGGGACGTTGGAACGCACCGCCGCGGCCGGCGAAAGCCTGTCCGAGAAATGGGAAAAGGCCAACAACAAGATGAATGTCGCCTTTACGCAGGTCTTGGAGCCTACCATCCATGACGCATCTGCTGAACTGGCCGAACTCTACGGCAACGTGGGCGACTTCCTCTCTGAGCATCCCAATGTGGTAAAGGCCCTGACTGCGGTCGGTACAGGCCTTGGAACCGTGGCTATTGGCGTCGCTGGCGTTTCCGCATCTTTCGTCTTTGCAAGCTCCACCGTCAAAGCGTTCGTGTCGGCTATTTCGCCATTTGCCCCCGGCCTGTTGGTGGCTGCCGCTGCTGTTACGGCTCTGACCGCCGCCGTCACCATGCTTGGCGACAAGTATGAGGACACCTACGACGAAGCCATGTCCATGACCGCCACCACCGCCGCGCAGACCAAAGAACTGGAATCCCTCAAAGAGCAGTATGACAAAGCCTGCCGCACCTACGGCGACACGTCCGATCAGGCATCCACCCTGAAATACCGCATCGACGAGCTTTCCGCCTCGCTGGACAACAACGGTCAGAGCGTGGACGAGTATGTGGCCCAGATCGACGCTGTAATCAGCAAGCACGATGACCTGATCGACAGTTTCGGCAGCAATACGCAGGCCATCCATGACAGCGAGGTCGAAAACCTTGCACTGGCCGCCCAGCTCGACGCACTGGCAAGCTCCACCGGCAACAGCACCGAGAAGCAGGCCCAGATGGAAGCCATCATCGACGAGCTGAACAGCAGCATTGATGGCCTGAACCTCACCTACGAAGACCTGACCAGCAACCAGAGCAAAGCCATTGCCAACGTCAAGGAAATGGCGAAGCAGCAGGCCGAGCAGGAACTGAAAACCGAAAAGTATCAGGAGTATGTAGACCTGCTGAAAGAGCAGGCTACCCAGCAAGAAGCCATCAAGGAAAATGATGCAGCTATCGCCGCCGCGCAGGAGCGCGTGAACGAAGCCCAGAAGGTCTATGAGGACTACATCGCCGAGCTGTACGCACAAGACCCCACCGGCATGGCTACCATCTCCGCACAGTGGTCTGAACAGGCCGCAAACCTCAACGCTGCGAACGAGGAGCTGCAAAAGTATCAGGACAAGCAGGGCGAGCTGCAAAAGACCCTTGACGACACGAACGACCGGCTCGAAGTCATCGACAAGTATTACAACCAGCAGGCCGAGGACGCCAAAGCCGCAGGCGACGAGATTGTTTCTGCACAGGAAGCTGTATCGCAGGCTTACAGCGATGTCCGCTCTGACGTGGAAAAGCTCTGCGAAGCCTACAACACCGCCTACGAAGCCGCAAAGGACAGCTTTGAGGGCCAGTTCGGGCTATTCGATGAAGCGTCCACTAAATCCGAGGACTATCTGAACTCCAACGTCAAGGCGGCGCAAGCTGCGCTTGATTCTCAGCTCAACTACTGGAACACCTACACGGCCAACATCGAAACCCTGAAAGCTACCTCTGCCGACGATCTGGGCATCACCGAGGAGAACTACAAGGCTTTGATGTCCTACGTCCAGGATGGCAGCGAACAGGCCGCAGGCTTGGCTGCCAGCATGGTGAGTGCCATCAACAGTGGCAACAAGGACGCCGTGTCGAAGCTGGCAAACACGCTGGCTGACGTCACCGCGAAGCAGGACGCCGCAGCGCAGGCTCCCGCCGCTGGCTACTCTGTCGCTGGCCCGCTGGTTGACTACACCATGCGCGAAATGGTGCTTTCCATCTTTGACAAGAGCGACCTGCGGGCAAAGGAACTGGACTTCCTTGCAGCCCTCACCGACCGCGCCAGCAGCGTGGCCCGATAAGGGCCGCTGCTGGGCCTTTCGGCAGCGGCTTTTCTTTTGCTCCATATACTCACAAATGAGAGTGAAAATGTTATCCTGCCTGTTGACTTGCTCCTATTTGTGAGTGATAATATAGACACAAGGGAACCACAAACACACATCAAAGAGCATTTGGAAGTATTTACCATGACTAAGTTCACCGACGGCAAGCAGATCGCAACCATCACCATGACCGACAACAACACCGGCTGTGACTACGAAAACGAGTTTTTCGAGGTCGGCGGCCTGAAGCTCAACGAAGAGCTGAACGCCTACGAGGTCGAGGACGTCACCTACCTGACCGACTACGCCCAGAGCTATGTTGACGGCACGAACCCCGACGTCGATTACACCGAAGACGAAAACGGCAACGTCATGGACACCCACACCACGCTGACCTACACCATCGAAAGCCTGTAAGGAGGGCAAGACCATGAGAGAAGCTAAAGAGATCGCCGCAGACATCAACGCCGCCGATACTTGGGAGCCTGAACTTTGCGCGGAGCTGTGCGAAGCGGCCGGCATGACCGCCGAATGGGAAGCGGCTGGCCCGGACGACTTTGAGCGCGTCCTGTTCGATGCAGCCGAAAAGCTGGGCGTCGAAATCATCTGACCAGCAGCACGACAAAGGCCCGGTAAACCGCGATTTGCGGCACCGGGCCTTTTCTCTTTACTTTTTCAGCTTGACGGCTGTTCCCATGGAGTATGTGTAGCTGGTTTTCATGCCGAAGCCGACGTTCTGGAAGCGAACTCCGATTATGGCATCAGCTCCAACCTTTTCACCTGCGCGTGTCAGATCGGCCACGAGAGCGGCGTTCACATTTTCGCCTACGACGGAATAGTCACCGTTCCGGCACTTTACCATTTCTTTCATGCTTGGCCCGTCCGCAGCGGTAGCGACCGTCACAAGGCCGATATATTCGGCGATCTCGACGCCCTGCAAAGTGTCCGTTGTTGTAATGAGCATGATATGTTCTCCTGTCTGTGGCGGGCATTTCTGCCCTGTATTATTCCGCGCCGTCGGCGCGATGCGACTTGATGAAATCGGCCATAGCCTTTTTGATAACCGCGTTGGGCGACGTTCCAGCAGCTTTGCAGGCGTCCTTGAACTCTGCCGCAAACTCCCTGCGCACCTTGGCCCCGACGATCATCATGTTTTCTTTGTCCCATTTCGCGCTGGCCCTTTTCTGCGATTCGTAAATCACGAAAAGCACCGCCTTTCTTTTGCTTAACAGTATATCGCGACGAAAGCCCATTTGCAACGTGGAAAATGTGTCGTTTTTCGTTGACACTGGACACAAAAACTGCCGAAACGCACCCGGAAACATTGATGTTTTACCTGTTGGAATCTCTGTTCAACAGTAGGACAATAAAGGCGCAGCAAGGGAAGCACGACCGGAAGGCAAGGGGCGAAGTATGAGCCGGGAGCGCAGTAAGTCGTGAGCGCGTGCTAAGTCAGTAGCCCACTTCCCGCACTGTTTTGGAAATCTGGGCAGCAGAGCAGACCGTCCAGAATTTCCAAATTTTTTTGAATATTATCTTTTCGCGCCTGTTGACAAACTCACAAACGAGAGTGATAATATAATCACAAGATGATTCACGGCTCACAAAGGAGAGAATGCAACATGAAACGCTATAAGGTCACTGTCTACAACAAGGTTGACAAAATCTGGGATGAATACGAAGTCAACGCCATCGACTCGGTGGACGCACGGAATGTGACCGTTCAGCGGCTGATTGACGAAACCGGGCACGGTCTGGACGTCTACGAGCTGACCGATGTTCGAGAGGTAAAAGAGTAAGGGAGGACAAAGCAATGCTGGACAAGAATGGTATCGAGATCAAGACCGGGGACATCGTGAGAATCACCGGCGCATACTTCAAAACCGACAACGCGCTCTATTTCGTGGAGCACAGCGACGGAGACCCCGACTGGTGCGGCAAAGACCATTGTCTGCTGAAGATCAAGCGCAACGGCGAACTGAGCAAGGCCAAAAATGCCGTCTGCTTCTGGCCGATCATGGTCACGGTCAACGGCTACGAGAAGTACACCACCGCAAAGCTGTGGAACAAAGAACATGCACAGATCGAGATCGTCGAGGGCATCGACAAAGCCCACATCGCCGAATATTTCCGCAGCCAGTCACAGCAGTGCGACAAGTGGATTGAGCGGTACTCTTGGGACTTTGGCGAGAATAGCCGCTCTGTCAACGACCAGAAGCAGTACAAGGCGTTTTATGATTCCGTCGTGGCAAGATTGGAGGGCTAAATCGTGAAAAAGAAAGTATTGAAGCCTTGCCCTTTCTGCGGGCAGGAGCATACGACCATCACTGAATCTAATACTGAGGGCATTCGGATTAGATGTCCGAAATGCAATATCACATTTACCCGCGATTTTTATGAACATCGCGGGGAATTGGGCAGGCAACGAACTATTGAAGCGTGGAATACTCGCCCTGAATAACCCCGCCTGATGATGGCTACATGGCAGCAGCCGAAACGCTCCACCCGGAGCGTCGCGGGAGCCAACCGCAAGAAAGGAGCATCCACATGAAAGCGAAAACCTACATTCTGCAGGCCGGGTTCCTGCCCATCGGTCAGACCGACGTGACAGGCTGGCGCACCTATTCTTTCCACACTGGCCAGGGAGCCTACGACAACGCCGTGGCCGCCTACCGCAGCGAGATGAACCGCAACAAGAACCCGAATGTCAAGTATCGCATCGTCAGCGCACATGACACCACCCGCAAGGACACCTATGTCCCAGTGTTCGGCTTTAAGAGCGCAGCCTGCACCCTTTAACTTGCCGGTAACTTGCCAGCAGGCCCGAAATATCATAATAAGGCGGTGAAAGATTGAACTATAAATACATCTGGGCGTGGGAAATCCTCAAAGGAACGACCAGCGCGGACATCGTGCGCGGCATCGTTTCACTTGCCCGGGAAGAAAACGCCCCGGCCCGGGCCATCATGCGGCTGCATGATGGCCGCTGGCTGACCCTCGAAGACCTGTCAAACGAAGAGCTTGTGCAGCAAATTGAGGATGAAGCAAAAACAATGATGTAACGTCAAACCACCACAACCCGATACCCTATCCATACATCTGTCAGAATCTGGTGCTGGTACTGGTGGTACTTAAAGGTTATATCAATTTAATCTAAGAAGGAGAACGTAAAGGTTACGATAAAGGGAGAACCCGCAATGAATGACCTGACCATTTTTGAAAACCCAGAATTTGGACGGCTCCGGGGTTTGAAGATCAGCGGTGAGCCTTGGTTCGTCGGAAAAGACGTGGCCGCCGCTTTGGGCTATGTTGATACAGCGCAGGCCATAAGAAAGCACGTCGATGATGAGGACAAAGGGGTCGTTGAAGCGACAACCCCCGGAGGAAAGCAAAAAATCACCGCCATCAACGAAAGCGGCCTGTACAGCCTGATGCTGAAAAGCAAGCTCCCCGGCGCGAAGAAGTTCAAACGCTGGGTGACGTCCGAAGTCTTGCCCAGCATCCGCAGAGCCGGGGCCTATGCCATGCCGGCAGCCGCACCCGCAGATGACGCCATGTTTGAAAGGCTCTGGGCCGAATTGGAGCGAAGACAGAAATTCAACAGCTACGTCGGGAAGTTCTGCGACTATTTCGGCTGGAGCCGCCGCTATTACCTGTCCGGGATGTACAACCTGATGAAGCGGGCAGGCTGCAACGTCGATGCACTGACCCTGCGGATGCAGGCCGCCACCCACGATTATGCAATGTCCACCGCGCAGGCGGTCATCATGGACGAGCAGGCATTTGAGCTGTTTTGCAAAATCGCAGAATACGGCATCCAGCGAAACCACATCCCCAAAACCATGGAGGAAGCATTTTTATGAACAACACCCTGACCGCCTTGAACAACTACCTGTTTGAAGAGCTGGAACGCCTGAACGATGATAGCCTGTCCCCGGAGCAGCTGAAGCAGGAGATCGACCGTTCCCGCGCCGTCACGCAGGTGTCACAGCAGATCGTAAACAATGGCAAGCTGGCCCTGTCGGCCATCCGCTGCGCCAATGAGTGCTTGGCCCCGAATGAAAAGCTGCCGCCCATGCTGGAGGTCGAAACCAATGCCCCGAAAGTATAAGCCGGAGGTACACGCCTTTATAGCTGCCCACGTCGCCGGGACGACCACGCAAGAGCTGGCCCGAATCACAAATGCAGCCTTTGGCACGAACTTCACGGCAGCGTCCATGAAATCCTACAAGGCGAACCATAAGCTGCGCAATGGCCGCGGTACAGGGCAGATCAAGGGCGCAGCGACCAAACGCTTCCCGCAGCAGGTCAAGGATTATGTCTTTGCCCACTACAAGGGAACAGGACACCGCCAAATGTGCGACCAACTCTTTGAGCAGTTCGGCATCCAGTACACGCCGGAGCAGATCAAACAGTATTACGCCCGCCACGGCCTGAACAGCGGCCTGACCGGATATTTTAAGAAAGGCTGCTGCCCATATAAGCCGCAGCCAGGAACACACGCACAGGGCTGTGAGAAAACATGGTTCAAGCCCGGATGCACCCCGCACAACCTGAAACCCATCGGCTACGAGCGCGTCACACAGGACGGCTATATCGAGGTCAAGGTCAGGATGAAGAAGTCCCGGCCGAACTGCAATGACAACTTTGTGCCAAAGCACCGGCTGATCTGGGAGCAGGCGAACGGCCCGCTGCCGCCGGGATATGTCGTTATCTTCAAGGACGGCGACAAGCGAAACTTTGCGCTGGACAATCTTGCAGCCATCACAAAAAAGGAACGGCTGGACATGAACCGTCACGATCTGTTCAGCAACGACCCGCAGGCGACGGAAACCGGCATCCTGCTGGCCCGCCTGCGCACCACCATCCACCAAAAAGAAAAGGAGATCCAACATGGGTAAGCTGGTAGACGCTGAAATCACTCTGAAATATTCCAATGGTCAGTTGACCATCGCATCCACGCCGAACACCATCAAGGGCGACGGCCTTTTGTCATATCTCGATTTGGCCGAATGCGCCATCATCGGGGCCAACTACAAGAACCTGAACGAAGCGATGGACATTGCTGCCGAACACGCATCCGCAATCATTGCAACCGTCATGCACACCGCAGGCAACGAAAAGACCAGCCCGAAGATGGGGGCCATCGTCCACGCCGCGCAGGTTTCGCCCTTTTATCTGCAATGCGTCATTCAGAAGCCGGATGCGCCTGCATCCAAAGGCAAGTTCTTTGCCAAAGAGGGCAATTTGTACGTCGGTGTCGATAACTCCGATGGCAACGCTTGGACGGAAGAGTTTTCCGACCGGCAGCAGCTTTTCCTTTGGTTTGCTGGCGCACCTTGCCACGACGCCCACGGGCAGGCCCTCAACGAGTGATATTCTATCCATAGCCCCGCAACACGGCGGGCGAATAAAAACGCGGCACAGAAGCCGCCAGACGCCCACCCGGCGGGCCAAAGCCGGGAGAAAGGACTTTTCCCATGGAAAGCATGATTGACATCCTCTTTGACCAGCTCGTTGACAGTGACGCCGCATGGGACACCCAGCATGACAAGGCCACGCAGGACGCGCTTGCTGAACTCTGCGAAAAGCTCAACCTGCCCACCGTCCACGAAACCAAGCTGGGCGAGCTAATCAGCACCGAAGCCGTGGCACAGGCCCGCGCCGGATTCCGCGCTGGCTTTGTGGCAGCGATGAAGCTCTGCGAGGAGGTCAAGAACAAGGCTGAGTAATCAGCCGCCGCACCGGGACAAGCTCTGCAAACGTGGGGCTTGCCCTTTGTCTGAAAGGAGATCATAGCCATGCCCAACAAACGCGAAGTGGCTTACAATGCCACGCACGGCCGCTGCGCTTACTGCGGCTATATCATCAACCCGATGCGCTTCTTTCTGAATCAGGCAAAGCCGGGGCAGCAGGTCGCCGCCTGCCCGGATTGCGCCCGCTTCAAAGGCTCCGACGATTTGGAAACATTTCGCGCCCGCTTGCATGACCTGCCGGAAGTTTCCATCCAGTCCCGCCTTGCTCTCAAATATTCGGATTCTATCCTCAACCCGGAGGAGCCTATCAAGGAGGGCTATTACCACGGATTCGGCAAAATCTGCTTTTATTTTGAAAATATGGACGAGTAAGGCCGACACCCATACCACCACTACGGCCCGACATACGGTATGTGTACCGTATGGATACATCTGTCAGAATCTGGTACTGATGGTGGTAAAGATTATATTAAACTTAATCTTAGAAGAAGAAACGTAAAGGTTACTATAAAATAAAGCGGCCGAAAAAACATCAAGAAAAGTTTCCTTTGCTGTTGACTTACTCACAAATAAGAGTGATAATATAGTTACAGAATGAATCACAACTCACAACCGCGAAAGGAGAACACCATGAAAGCACTGAAAGAGCTTATGAACCGCCTGACCGCCGAGGGCCGCGACCTGTCCGAACTGGAACGCATGATCGACGATCTGGCCGCCGCCGGAACCATGGACGAGATCAACTACTACGAGGGCCAGATTTACGGCGTTCTGGTGGGCCTGTCCATCATGGGTTACATCACCCCGGAGGAAGCCGATGAACTTCAGAACAGCGTTGAGGAAGATGCTGTTATCTAAGCTGCACACCGGGCAGGGGAGCCGCAAGGCTCCCACAGCCCCCGCTTACAGGAGGAAGAACCATGATGACCAATCTTTTCATGCTGGCCGGGTACACCCAGTATCAGGCCCAGTGCATTGCACCGTTCGGCTACGTCGTCGCCGCCGGGATTCTGGTGCAGGCCGTCGCCCCGGCCGTTGACCGCTACATCTACCGCCGCCGCTGGGAAGAAGTCCATCAGCGGGAAGCGGAAGCGGCAGCAGCCCGCGCCGCTGAACAGCGCAAGGAAGCTCACCGCCGCGAGGTGATGGACTTCCTGCTGAACGAGGCCGCCTGATAGCCTGATTTTTTTATGCCCTTGTTACTCACAAATAAGAGTGGAAAGCATCAAAGCAAAGCAAAAACCGCTCACAAACAAAAAGGAGGTCTGTAAATGGACATCAACACGAAACTGAAAAAGCTGCTGGAAGATTCCGGCCAGCGGCAGGCAGAGGTGGCCCAGAAGTGCGGCCTGACCCCTGCGAACCTTAGCCGTGCGCTGACCCGCGATCACAATCTGAATCTGTCCACGGCTTTGAAAATTGCCGACGGCATCGGTTTGGAGCTGCGCATCGAGGACGCCAACGGCAACCGCCACCCGGCAGCCGACCCGCAAAAGTTCGCGGAAGCCGCGGCTGATACGTCGCTGAACTGGGACGACGTGGAAGCTATTCTCAGTTCGCTGGGCTTTTATCTTGAATTCGACTGGAGGTAAACCGCATGACCGACAAAGAAATCACGGAGCTGAACCTGAAAAGTGCCACCTACTACGGCGCACAGCTCCAGATGAACCACTTCACCGAAGAGCTGGCCGAACTCATTCAGGCCGCCGCCGAGGGCGACCCGCAGCACATCGCCGAGGAAATCGCCGACGTGGAAGTCATGGTCGAGCAGATGGAATATTTGCTTTCCCTCGATACGATCTACATTGAGAGCTGGGCAACGCACATCCTGCTTGCAAACGATATTGAATCCTGCATCTGGCATCTGGCTGCGCCCATCAAGAGCATCAACAAACTGCGCCGTGTCAATCTGGCGACCGCCGCCGACCCGGATATGTCAAAAAGCGAAGTTCAGATCAAACGGCAAACCGCAAACCACGACCTTGAAACCGACATTGGAGAGCTGGTTTCCTATCTGAACTGGCTGGCCGGACGTTATAGCATCGCTGCCGAGGAAATCCGGAAAATCAAGTCCTACAAGGTGCAACGCACCCGCGACCGCATCGAACTTGAAACCGGCTCCATCTGCAAAAAAGTTGTTGACGACAAGGCGGCTGCACAGGCCCAGGATTTAGCCGACTACTGCAAACAGCAAACAGAGTGTGAACCCGGTGGCTGCATCTTTGCCACGACTGGCGAGGGCTGCATCTTATCTGATTATGTTCGGCCTGAACTTTGGCCCGATGCCATCGCCAAACAGCAGCAGGAGGGGCAGAAGAATGGATAAGCCCGAAAAAATCAAAATCGGCTGCTGTCCGTTCTGCGGCGGCAACATCAAGCGGGCCAACATGAAAGCCTTTTCCCGGCAAAGCCAGATTTACGGCTTCAACCTTGCGCTGGATGGCGTGGACGCCACATGGGGCGCACTGATCTATAACTTTTCCGCAGAGCTGGAATTGAGCGCAGAACAGACCGCAAAGCTCACCACGCTGGGCGAAGAATATGACAAGATGATTCGCTCTTTCCGGGAAGCCGACCTGCCGCCGGAAGAATTTGCCGAATACGTCGTTGCAAAGGCCGAGGAATGCAAGGCACGTCTGAAAGAAAGGTGGGGCTGATTATGGCACTGACAAAATTTGTGAACGTCTACAAATGCCGCCTTTGCGGGGAAATGTTTACCAGCAGCGGCACGAACAGCGAGATTGCAGCATGGAAAGGCACTCTCCATGAGATTATGAAAGCAAGCGGCCTTGATACGCCGTGTTCAACGCCCGAAGTTACGCCGACCATGTTCGAGATGCACAGCTGCAAGAATGGCAGCTACGGCGTGGCAGACTTTCAGGGCACACGAAAGGCGGCCGACAATGATGCAAGCCTGTGAGCAGCTCTCTTTATTCTCCATCGTCCCGCAGGCGGCCCGGACGGCCATCTGCTGCATGGATGGGGAGTGCAAGGCTGCTGCGCCTGCCGAAAGCTGGATGGCTGACCTTGTTCCCGGTGGGGAATATGCGATCAGCATCGCGGGACACACGCTGGTTTTGAAGCCTGTGCCCGGTACGCCTGCCGGCATCCAGCGGGGGCACGAATACTATCACTACACCATCGGCCCGCGCCTGTACGCGGGAACATTCGTCGGGAGGATGCAGCATTTAGAACTCTTGAAGAAATCGACCGCGATCTTGAAATCGCCTACGCCGACATGAGGAACTTTATTCACAGCGGCTTCTCGATCTCCCCGGTGCTGGAAGATGACATCGACGAGCTGCGGGACGAACGTGCCGCTGTGGTCAAGGCCATTCAGGACGCGGGCCTGATGCGATATGAAGTCTGCATCCTGCCGAAGCCGGAAAACACGTCCAGCTATTGTGCCGCGTTCTACAAGATCACGGCCACGAGCCAAAATCAGGCTTTCGAGCATGGCAAAGAAACCTTTATCCGTGGTTTTGCGAACTGCGGCGTCACCGCCGAAAATTTTGACGCTGAATATGACATCGGCGTCACGAGAGGGGAAAAGATCGAATGAAAGCACACGTTTCCAACGGCTGCAAACCCTGTCCGTTTTGTGGCGCACCTGTCACGGTGCGCCTTATGAAGAAAGGCCCCGACTTCATTGCCTGCACCAACAAGCAGGAGTGCGGCGCAATCGTCAGCTTTAACAATATCCCGTGCGACTGTTTCGGTGCATCCCCGGTGGATTACTTCAACAGGAGGGCCAGCGATGAGCAAGTATCTGAATAATCACCCGGACGATGACCGCAAGACCGTGACCGAGGATTGTCCCACCTGCGGCAATGAGGTCACGATGGTCTGGGACATCGAGCAGAACGGCTACAAGGCCACCTGTCCGTATTGCGGCGGCCGCCTGATGCTCTGCGATGAATGCCAGCATCCAAACGGCGTATACTCCGACAACTGCGATTATGACGCCCTGACCAAAAGCTGCCGCTATAACTGTGCTGCCAACTATCAGGAAGCTGAAAAAGTGGTCAAGCTCCTGTCCCAGTTCTGCAAGGGACGGACGCAGCAGGCGGCACGGCTGAAGCTGCACTCTGCCTGCATCGGTTGCGGCTATGAGCCGCTTTGCTCCAAATGGAGCGGTGCGAACACACCCATTATGTGGAGCTTCAAGGAGGATGCGAATGGATGATTATATCCTGCTGGACTTCCTTGAAGGCTGGCGCAAAAGGCTTAAAAATGAGCAGATCATCGCCCTGAACGGTATCTGGGCTGCAAAGGTCGAGCAGTCCATCAAAGACCTGTCCACCATCATTGACTTTGTTAAAGCAAATTCCAAAGCCTACGACAACGACAAGAAGAGACCGACAGAAATCAACGAGCAGACCATTGAAGCTGTCCGCGACTATATGCTGGCCGACCTCAAAAAGTACGATGCCGCCAGCGTCAAATACCAGTGGATGAAACGCACTGGCGAGACCGTCACAATGGAAGTCAGCATCGAAAAGCCTGAACAGGAGGACGGCCATGAAGAAACAGCGGGCGATTGACGCCATTGCCTTATATGAGCAGCTTTCAACCGAGGTCGGCTCCATGCTCAAACAGCCGCCGGGCATCATCGTGTCAAAGATCATGGCAATGATCTTGCAGGCCCCGACCATCTCACAGCAGCCCGACCCTTGGACGAACGTCGAAGATGGTATGCCCATCATTCCGGGCGACATCAACGGCCATGGCGAAATCACCGTCGCCGTTATGTTCAAAACTGAGCAGCGGGTACACACGATGATTTATGAGCGGGCCATCGTCCGCAATAAAACCGTCTACCGCTGGAAATGGCCGTGGGACAGAATTTACGACTACGACGATATCGTCCGTTGGGCATACCTGCCGCAGCCGCCCCAAAAACAGGAGGACGCCACAGATGGAGCAACTGAACCGCAATGCTGAACACTACGTAGACCCCACACCCGCAGCGGCCTTGAAAAACATCTACGCCAAAGAGGAAGCCGACCGCCTGCGCAAGATCAGCGCCATGATGGCAACACTCAAACAGGCCGCCGATCTGGCAGGACTGGAAGTCGTGGGCCGTGTCATCTTCAAGGACAAGGCCACAGGAAAGGAGTACCGCTGATGAACCGCATCCAGACCGCCATTGTGACCGCGCTGCTGGCCGGAGCCATCCCGCTGGCCGTACAGGGCAACATCCTGAACCGCCGCATCAATGAGCTGGAAACCTATTACACAATTTATGCCGCCCGCTTTGAGAACTGGTCAGACCGGGCTTTGAAGGATGAACAGATCATCGAGGACTTGCAGCGGGTCAACAGCGCGACCCAGCAGCCTGCGCCGGAAAGCGACCTGCCCGCCGGGATGGCCGCAGAATACGTCGGCGAATACACCTGCACCGCCTACTGTACAGAGAAGCGAGCCCACATCTGCGGAACTGGTACAGGAATCACGGCCAGCGGCGCACCTATCACGGCAGACCTGACCGTCGCGGCAGACCAAAGCCTGCTGCCATTCGGCACCGTGATCTACATCGAGGGCGTCGGCGTCCGCGTCGTGCAGGACAAAGGCTCCGGCATACAGGGAAAGCACCTTGACGTGGCCGTGCCCGGCAGCCATGATGACGCCCTGCACTGGGCAGGATACGGAACGCACAAGGTCTGGATCTTGAAAGGAGCAGATGAATGAAGGTCTTAATAGCTTGCGAAGAAAGCCAGACGGTCTGTGCTGCTTTCAGGCGGCGCGGGCATGAAGCGTATTCCTGCGACATTCAAGAACCGTCCGGTGGCCATCCTGAATGGCATATCCTTGGGGACGCGGTTCAGCCTTTGAGGGGGGGGGCAACTTGTAACCATGGACGATAAATGCCATTACATCGACGCATGGGATTTGCTCATTGCACACCCGCCCTGCACATATTTGAGCAATGCGGGCGCAAGACACCTATGGAAAGGCCATGTGCTTCAACCCGACCGTGTTATGAAAGGAATTGAGGGCCGCGACCTTTTCATGCGATTCTGGTGGGCGGACATACCGAGAATTTGTGTGGAGAACCCAATTCCCAGCAGAGTTTTCTGCCTGCCGCCGTATACACAAGCCATCCAGCCGTATGAATACGGCCATCCATACAGCAAGAAAACCTGTCTTTGGCTCAAAAATCTGCCGCCACTATTCCCGACAGATATTGTGGAGCCTGTGGCTACATGGTGTCCGTCTGGTTCTTACGCACATAAGCATGATGAGCGCAACAAGGGTATGTTTACCACAGACCGCGCTAAAAATCGAGCAAAAACATTCACGGGTGTCGCTGACGCAATGTCTGATCAATGGGGGGATTTAAGTGATTGAATTTAGAAGCACATCGTATGACCTATCCAAACCTTTTGCCGCAATGGCCAAACGTGCAGAGCAGGACGGTTTTGAATTCTACTACACCCGGCACATCGCCGAGAACGTTTTTGAACTGGAACTGCGCAAGGACTACATCGGCGTCAAAACCAAAGTGCCCGCTGGATACCTGCAAAAGTACATCCCGCACAGTTGCTTAGAGGGCTTTTTGATGGGCGAATATGACCGCCTGTCCTATATGCTGGGAGCTGTCACCGGCTGCAACAATGCCCCGGAGGACTTGAAATGACCTACAAAGAATTTTTGGAAAACAAGATAGACATCGCGCCGCTGTCCGGCATCGAAATTGACCCGTCGGAAATCAACCCGGTATTGAAGCCCCACCAACGCACCAGCGTTTTGTGGGCCTTGCGCGGCGGACGCCGGGGCATCTTTGCCCGGTTTGGCCTTGGCAAGACTGTAATGCAGCTCGAATGGTGTCACCAGCTCCAAAAGCACGAGGGCGGGCAAACGCTGATCGTGATGCCGCTGAACGTCATGCCCGAATTTCGGGCCGACGCTGTAAACTTGTTGGGGATGCAGGAGCCGCCATACTGCCGCACCATGGCTGAGGTCAAGGCCAGCGACGCGCCGATCATCCTCACCAACTATGAGCGCGTCCGCGATGGCGATATTGACCCGCACTACTTTACAGCTGTTTCGCTGGACGAAGCGGCCACCCTGCGCAGTTTCGGAAGCAAGACCTATCAGGAGTTCATGTTGAAATTTAAGGGCGTCCGCTACAAGCTCACCAACACGGCCACGCCCAGCCCAAACCGCTACAAGGAACTGATACACTATGCAGGCTTCCTTGAAGTCATGGACACCGGGCAGGCGTTGACACGTTTCTTTAAGCGCGACAGCACAAAGGCAAACAACTTGACGCTTTACCCGGGCCGCGAAAAAGAGTTCTGGATTTGGTGTGCATCGTGGGGCCTGTTCCTGCAAAAGCCCTCTGATCTGGGCTTTTCCGATGCAGGGTACAGACTACCGCCTATGAACATCCGCTATCACAAGCTGCCCAGCATCGAGCGGCCAGACGAATTTGACCCGGACGGCCAAATGAAGCTGGGCCATGATGCCGCAATGGGCTTGACCGACGCTGCAAGGGAAAAGCGCGACAGCATCCAGATCAGAGCCGCCGAGTGCGCCACAATCGTCAACGAAAGCCCGGATGAACACTTTGTCATCTGGCATGACCTCGAAGATGAGCGCAAAGCTCTGAAAAAGGCCATCCCGGAGATGGTGGACATCTACGGCAGCATGGAGCTTGAAACCCGCGAAAAGCGCGTAATGGATTTTGCACAGGGCCACACCCGGCTGTTCGGCACAAAAAAGAGCCTGTCCGGCTCCGGCTGCAATTTCCAGCGTTTTTGTCACCGGGCGATTTTTATGGGCATCGACTATGAATTTAATGATTTCATTCAGGCCGTGCATAGAATCTACCGCTTTTTGCAGGACAAGCCGGTTATAATCGACATCCTGTACATGGACACCGAAAGTGAAATCCTGCTTGCCCTGCAACGCAAGTGGCATCAATACGACGAACTGAGTAGAAAAATGGAAGAGATCATCAAGGAGTACGGCCTTGGCAGCCTTGCACTTGAATCCCTCAAACGAACGATAGGATGTGAGCGAGTGGAAATCACAGGGAAAAGCTATACCGCCATCAACAACGACTGCGTCGAAGAAATCAAAAACTGGCCCACCGACAGCATCGACCTGTATGTAACCAGCATCCCCTTTGGCAATCATTACGAGTACAGCCCATCTTACAACGATTTCGGCCATAACCCCGACGACAACGCATTTTTTGAACAGATGGACTATTTGACGCCGGAGCTGCTGCGCACCCTCAAACCGGGCCGCGTCGCTGCAATCCACGTTAAAGATCGCGTTCAGTTCGGCAACGTCACCGGGATGGGAATGCCCACGATTGAGCCGTTCCACGCCGATTGCATTTCTCACTTCATCAAACACGGCTTTGCCTATTTCGGCATGATTACCGTTGTGACCGACGTCGTGCGGGAAAATAATCAAACTTACAGGTTAGGCTGGACAGAGCAATGCAAGGATGGCACCAAAATGGGCGTAGGCTGCCCGGAGTACATTTTACTTTTCCGAAAGCTGCCCACCGACCACAGCAAAGGCTATGCCGACGTCCGCGTCACCAAAAGCAAGGAAGAATACACCCGCGCACAATGGCAGCTGGACGCACACGCATTTTGGCGCAGCAGCGGCGACCGTCCTTTTGGCCGTGAAGATCTCGAAAAGGTTCCGACCTCGAAGCTGCAAATCCTGTACCGCAAGTTCAGCCGCGAGAACGTCTATTCCTACGACGAGCACGTCAAGCTGGCTGAAAGTCTGGACAAGGACGGCCGCCTGCCATCCACATTTATGGTCGTCGCCCCGGGCAGCTGGGATATGACCGTCTGGGACGACATCAACCGCATGAAGACCCTGAACACCAGCCAGAGCCAGCGGCGCAAGCAGATGCACGTCTGCCCCTTGCAGATCGACATCGTGGAGCGGCTCATCAACCGCTACTCCAACCCCGGCGACCTTGTGGCTGACCCCTTTGCCGGACTTTTCACCGTTCCGTATGAAGCGGTCAAGATGGGCCGCGTGGGAAAGGGCGTCGAGCTGAACCCGGACTATTTCCGCGACGGTGTCGGCTACCTCGAAGCAGCAGACGCCCAGCAGAACGCGCCGACCCTCTTTGACCTGCTGGAAAGCATGGAAGGAGCCTGACCATGAGCGAAAAAATGTCAACCGAGCGGGCCGCCAAAATCCTTGACCCGAAGCACCGGGAAAGCTATGAGAGCCTTGCTATTGTCGAGGAAGCCTGTCAAATGGGCAGGGATGCTCTGCTGCTGCGAATCCCGCGCAGCCCTTACAAAAAGGGCTTTGCTTGTCCGAACTGCGGTTCCAGCGACTACCTGTACGGCTACTTCGACAAGCCGAACAAGTGCTGCGGCAACTGCGGGCAGGCCATTTTGTGGGAGGATGAAATATGAACGACAAGAAAGAATCCAGGCTTTGCCCATTCCGGCGCAGCCTTATGAGAAATCATAAGCGCGCAGCACAAGGCGATATGCAGGAAACCTACACAGACCGTTTCGGCCATTGCGCCGGTACATCCTGCATGGCCTACAAAAACGGCCATTGCCTGCGGCTGGAAAAATCAGAAGAGCTGTGATATAATATCCCCATCAAGCAAAACAGCACGAAAAGCCTGCAACGACGCTTCTTTAATTTTTGGCGCAGACGAATTACAGAATCGCTCACATTTGTGAGTATTTGGTTTGCTCCCGTTATCATGCGGGATGCGATGCTGATCCTGTGATCTCTCAGCACCTGCTTTCCCAAAAGCCCAAAAC